ACCTGAGCCTCTAGCTTTCCAAATTCTCTTGGGCTAATCTCGCTCATGCTCTTGCACCTTTTTAGGACGGCCTACAGATTTTTTCACATCTTCTTGTTTTAAAGACTCTTCGTTAACCAGTTCGTATTCAGGATGTTTCATCATAACTTCAATGTCGTATTGCGTATTGAAGTTGACAAAATTACCACTTACCAAACACTTGAACTGAGCCATAAAAATCCTTAAAACAAGAAAGGGGAGCAAGCCCCCCTCTCTTTAAACCATCCGTCCGATAACCAAGTCAACCGTAGTCGAGGCAAGGTTTACAGCACCACCAGTTGTGTTGGTAGTAGCAATAGTCACGGTGTTAGCAGCAGAGACATAAGCACGGCGAACAAGCCCTGCTTCATCTACAGCAACAGACATACCAAGAACCATATCTCCAAGAGCAACTCCTGGAACGGTAACGGTATCAGTACCAGCGTCTTGGTTTGCAACAGATGCAGAATCTAATGTAGCTGTAACAGCCCAAGTGTCAGAAAAAATACCACGAAATTGGTCATTTCCACGGCGGGAAACAACAGCGGTAGCAGCAGCCATATTTGTACTCCTAAAAAAAGAACCCCCCACCGTTAGGCAGGGGGATTACCATTAGCTTGGTACGACCAGGGCAAATGCTGCGGACGAGTTAGGCTCGTTTGCAGTAGCGCTATCACGCAGAGCTTTTACGCCGTAGAGCGTATCGGCGGTCAACAGCGTAGCAAGGTACTCTTGCTTGTACTGAGTCTGAGTGCGAACACCAACTTGCTCAACAAAGACCATAGCATCGCGGTGGCCCATCAAGCAGACACGGGCAATTGCAGTGCCACTTGCGGGGAACGCTGCGGTAGCAGATGCAGAGTCAGCATTGCTGCTGGTAAAGACAGCCATTCCGTACAGTTGACCAATTTCACCGTTACGGATTGCATCACCATTGCCAACAAAAGCCTGCTCAGTGTAACGGGCAAGACCCATCAACGTATTGCGGCTTGAACGAGGAATGATGAAGTAACGACCGTCCATAGGAACATCGTTATCGTCCAAACGCTGAATGGTGCGGCGAATAGCCACATCGGTCAGAGCAGAGGCGTTACCAGTGTTGGTATTGGCGGTGTAGTCAAAAACGGTAGTTCCATCGCCGCCGATGAAAGCAGCAGTGTAACGAGCGCTTGCAGCAGCACCACCATTGAAGTTACGACCAAGCTGAATCAAATCGGTATCAATTTGTTTCGCCAAGGAGTAACCAGCATCAGCGGTATAGAACGAGCGCAGGCTGTTTAGAGCTTGTGCTTGAACGATGTCCTCAATCAAGCGGCTATATTCATAGTGCTTGTTGATGGAAACCTGAACTTCGGTCTCAGTAGCTGCAATCAAGGTAACGGCGGTGCTTGCTGCTTTAGCAGAGGCAGTGCCACGATAAGGCGCAGGAATGTGAACGGTGTCACCTTTCTTGCCTTTGAAACTCATCTTTGTAACCAGATTAGCCAGAACAAGATTTTTCTTGTAGGCCGCAACGATTTCATCAGACCAAATCTCAGGGATAAAGGTTGCCGCCGTAGTGGTCGTAACCGCAGGGGTAGGAAATGCCATGTTAATACTCCAAAATCAAAAGTTAGTTACTTGACTCGTCCCTCTGCGTATGCCTGCATGATTTCATCACTCAAGGCATCGTAGCGAGCCGAATCGGTCATTTTCAGCCGAATCAGGTCAGCCCTTCGGTAAACCTTCTTTGAACTCTCTCCAGTTCCACCTGTATCAACTGCGGCAGCTTTCATGCTAGTAGCCCTAGCTGTTTGACCAGCTTGTTCGGCTTGTTTAGTCTTCACGCCACGCAACTCTTTATAGGTAGAAATCAGTTCATTTGCCGAATCAAAGTCAAATTCACCATCTGCCTTCGCGTACAACCCTAAGCGAACAGGTGAAGATTTCACCCAATTCACAAAGTTCTGGTCTTGTGCAACTTGCACAAAATCAGGATGTGCCTGCGATAACTTCTGCTGAATCTGAACCTTCTTGAATTCGATACCCGCTTGTCTAGCGGCTACCACATCAGGATGGCTATCAATCGTCTTTTGAACTGCCTTCTGTGGATTCTCAAAGAAATCTACTTCTGGCTCTTCCTCTCTAACATATTGCTGATTAGAAGATAGGTTCTGCTTAATTAGCTCGTCTGCAAGTTTTCGTACTTCTCCAACTTCTTGTGCTTGCTTTCCAATGAGCCTTTCAGCCTCTTGGTGCATTCTCACAATGTCCTCTAAACTTTTATCCCTGTATTTATCAGGAAGTTCATTGGCCTGCTGCTTAGTCTCTTCAACTTCTAACTCGCCAGGTGCTTCGTCTTCTTTGTCAATCAACATATCGTTTCCTTTTCCTGCCGTCTTTCGGTTATAGGATATTAACGCGACACTTTCATGTTTGTGCGTTAGCTTTGCGCTCAGCTTTTAGCTTGTCAGTGTGGCTTTTAGCAAATCTCCCATACGCAGAGGGGAAACTTCCAGACCATCCTTCCAACCTAAACGCTGGAGCAGAGAGTGCGCGAACTGCTAGTTCACCACACTCACATTGGATATTTACTACCTCATAAGTGGTAAATTTCTCAAACTTTTGCCCGCATTTGCAGGCGTAATCATACATTCTTTTCATTCAATTCCTCGTATGCAGTCTCACTGGCCTCTTTCAAGGTTTTCAGCCAAGTAAGAATTGAAAGCTCACCTTTTTTGAATTGTAGGTCTTTTTCGTCAGAAACTGTTGCAATGTTGTTTATTGAAGCAATAATTTTATCAATGTCTTCAATTAAGTCTTTCCAGCCATCCATTGAAAACAGATTAAATCTGTCCTCATAATATTTTTGAAGGTCAGGGGTCAATTTATGCAGCCTCCAGCGCCGCGACACGGGCGGTAAGTTCTTGGATGGCTGCGGTCAGGGTTGCAACCAAGAAGCTGGTGTCAATGCCTTGGTACTTGGGATTTCCATCAGCGTCTACTGCGTCTTTCTCGCCAGTGACACAACCGGAAACCACTTCGTCCAGTTCGTGGGCAATAAAGCCTTGACCATCTGAGCCGTCCACTTTCCACTTGTAGGTTACGGGCTTGAGTGCAGCAACCTTAGCCAACGCTCCGGTCATGGGAGCAATGTCTTGCTTGAGGCGGTAGTCGGATGATGTGTTGTACGCAGTTGCGCTTGCTGAAGTAACAATACTACCTACAGAAGTGCCTGCCGCATTAAGAAAATTGCATGGAGTTGGGGTGCTTGCATCTGTTGTTGGCAAAAACGATACGCCTGTAGTAGTACCCGGCGTGTAAAAAATACTAAGTTTTCCTGACCCGAATTGAGCTGTAGACCCAAGTATCACGTTGCCGCTTGCGTCTTTATAAAACTGCCCGCTGCCAAGGTTAACGATGCCTGTGCCGCCTGTTAGTGTGGTGCTGTAGGCAAGGGACGTAAAGGAGCCTGTGCTTGGGGTAGTAGCGCCTACAGTGCCATTCATTACTGCGCCCGTCAACGTCTTGTTGGTCAGCGTGTCGGTAGTAGCACGACCAACCAGGGTATCTGTAGCTGCTGGCAGCGTGATAGTTGTAGTCCCAGCAACCGCAGTAGCCTGTAATGTGGTAGTGCCTGACGTTGACCCAGACAGGTCAATTGCATTTGGTTTAAGCGTGACGGTAGTTGCCATGTGTTACCTCAGACTGCTTGAGCGCCGTTCATGTCTTCTTGCGCCATTACCCAAGCGTAGCACTTAGCCAAGAAAGTATCGCCAGTTTTAGCCTCAACTTCAGCCAATGGGCAGTGGTAACGCCGAAAATCTACATCCCGTGTGTCATCATCACTAGGCCGCATTGCGTAACCAGCAACATCAATCATCACGGAGTGACGGTTGTTTGCATCGCGTGTGCGGCTTACTGATGCCGTAACAATGCGAAAGTAAGCGCCTGCAAAGGGAACGCCGTACTGCGAAGTGGAGAGGTTTAGTTGAATAGCCATTTTGTTTCCTTACGGGTTGATAACTTCTGAAGTATTAATAGTCGCAACCCACCGAATATTAGTAGCCGCTGCGCCTGTAGCAGTCACAGCCATGCCTCCGTTTGTGGTGTCTGCGCTGAGTGCAATTACCCAGCCTGGGACGTTACTGATAGCTGTGACAGTAGAGGCCACTAAGGTTGTTGTTCCGGCATTGGCTTCCCTGCGAATCAATCCTTCAATTTTCCAAGCTGCGGCTGCTGTGCCGTCAGCGGCTGATTGCCGCGCTACGATAGTTCCTGTGAATGTGTACGCAGAGTTGTCAGGTAACGTTATATCCGCATTAGCATATGCCGTAGTCCCTTCAAAATTTAATCTTGTTGCAGTTGCATCTGCTGTCTCAGTTCTGAGGACTACCGTACCTGTTTGATAATTGCCATTCTGTGCAAAAGAAGCAAAAGCAAGTTTGCCCTTTGTTAAACTTTTAGCCTCCATCCCTATCGCATAACTGAATTGGTTAGAAGCAATACAACCTCTACCTATTGCAATAGAACTACTGGCTCCGGAAGCAGTAGCGGTTTGACCAATAGCAATGCCTCTAAAATTTGCTTTTGCTAAAGCACCTATTGCAATTCCGTTAGCATCACTTACTCCATAAGTGACTGTATTATCTGAAATCACAGCAGCAAAACTATCATCACCGTATGCGTAAGAGCCGCCTAGTGACACTGCTCCTGCTGTAACAGCTACTGAGGGCGTTCCTCCACTGTTATTTCCAAGGGAAACAGTATTTGCTGCCTGACCACTTGTGCGGATTGCAATTGTTTGAAAATTTGTTCCATCGCAAAGAATCTGAAGTCCTTGTCCTTTTGAAAGTTTCCAAGTCGTATTTGCGTCAAGCGTTTCAGCACCCGATGGGTCAATCGTAATGGTTCCTGTGCCAGTATTGATAATCCGAACATTAAAACCGGAAGCCAGCGTAGCAGCAGCAGTCAGGCTTACCGTAAACGTACCGCTAGTGCAGTTGATAACTGCGCCGTTGTCGCCAGCAACAACCGTATAAGCTGCTGTCTTGTTTGATATGGTCAGAGTTGAGCCGCCACCACCAGCAGGGGTTGCCCAAGAGCCATCGCCACGCCAAAAAGTAGTTGCGGAAGCGGATGTGCCGCTGTTAAGGTTGGTGACAGGGAGATTGCCCGTCACGCCCGTAGTCAGCGGTAAACCTGTGCAACTAGTCAGAGTGCCTGATGTGGGTGTACCAAGTAGCGGAGTGACTAGCGTTGGCGAAGTAGACAGCACGTTATTGCCAGAACCAGTGCTTGTGGTTACTCCTGTACCACCATTTACTACTGGCAGTGCTGTACCCGACAAGCTAATTGCCAGTGTCCCTGATGTGGTAACTGGACTGCCCGTTATAGACAGAAATGCGGGGACTGTAGCCGCAACGCTAGTGACTGTGCCAGTGCCGCTGGCAGTTGAATTTATGGTCTGATTAGGCCATGTTCCGCTTACCGTGACGTTTGTTCCTGCAACGATGGCAGGGGTAGCAGTCCCTGTACCACCATTAGCTACTGCTACCAAGCCCGTTACATTGGAAGCTGTTCCTGTAGTGTTTTGATTAAGGGTTGGGAACGTGCAGTTAGTTAAAGTGCCGCTGGTTGGGGTTCCCAAAATGGGGGTCACTAGTGTTGGGCTTGTAGCAAATACCAGTGAGCCTGTCCCTGTCTCGTCAGTTACCGCAGATGCAAGATTGGCTGAACTTGGCGTAGCAAGGAAGGTGGCTACGTTGGTTCCAAGGCCAGATACGCCTGTGCTGATAGGTAGGCCGGTTGCATTGGTCAAAGTACCGCTGGAAGGCGTTCCAAGTGCCGGGGTTACCAATGTTGGGCTTGTAGATAGAACTACGTTCCCCGTTCCCGTTGAGGTAGTAACACCTGTGCCTCCGTTAAGAACCGGCAGGGCCGTTCCCGAAAGGGAAATTGCCAATGTCCCACTTGTAGTAATAGGGCTACCTGCTACCGACAAAAATGTTGGAACAGTGGCGGCAACTGAGGTTACTGAACCGCCCGACCCTGTTGCAGCAATTGAAATTCCGCCAGCACTATTCGTAATTGATACGCCAGAACCTGCGGTCAAAGTGGTGCGAGTGAAGTTAGTTCCATTACCGATGTCCAATGCGCCGTTAGCAGGCGTTGTAGTCAATCCTGTTCCACCAGAAGCAACAGCAAGAGTTGTTGATAGGCCAGCAGCAGTGCCAGTCGTATTTTGATTAAGGGTGGGGAACGTGCAGTTAGTCAAAGTCCCGCTAGTAGGAGTGCCAAGTGCTGGAGTGACCAATGTTGGGCTTGTGGCAAATACCAGAGAACCAGAGCCTGTTTCGTCTGTAACGACGGATGCAAGATTGGCAGACGATGGGGTTGCCAAAAAAGTCGCAACACCCGCACCCAAACCGCTGACACCTGTGGAAATTGGCAGGCCTGTGGCGTTTGTCAAAGTTGCGCTAGAAGGCGTTCCAAGTGCGGGAGTAACCAGTGTTGGTGAGTTTGACAGCACAACATTGGTCGTTCCAGTGCTTGTGGTCACCCCTGTGCCGCCGTTGGCTACAGGCAATGCCGTACCCGACAAACTGATTGCTAACGTGCCAGTGGTTGTAATTGGAGAGCCTGTAACCGACAGAAATGTTGGGACTGTTGCCGCGACACTGGTGACTGTTCCACCTCCTCCAGAAACAGTTGCCCACGAGGTTGCTGTGCCATTAGTGGTTAAAAATTTTCCACTATTCCCTGTTTGGCTAGGGATAAGTGCATTTATCTGAGATTGCAAACTTGCAATAGAGTCCAAGACAGACTGAGAAGTGCCGCCACCGTTGGTGATGACTTTAATCTTCTCTGCGACATCCATTGGGATGACTTCACCAGCATTGATTTCACGACCATCGCTAAGAACAATGGTTAACCCACCATCAAAATCAACAAATGCGTTAACTACGCTTACACCATCTTCACCATCTTCACCATCTTGTCCATTGGTTCCTGCTAGGCCTGGAGCGCCATCCACACCCATACGTCCATCTTTACCATTCTTACCATCACGACCAGGTTTGCCATCTTCTCCATCAGAAATAGACTCAACCTTGGTCTGTATAACATTGTTTAACTTATCAAAACGAGCCTCAAGGTCAGATTTGATTTTTTTCAATCCCGAAATAACAACTTCGACACTTTTACCAATTTCTTCATTGCGACTTTGTTTAAGTCTTTCGGAGGCAGCAGTTTTTAATTCAGCGGCCATATCCATCATCTCTTCAGGAGACATTTTGTCTACTTTTCCAAGAATGCTCATGATTTTAATTCCCTGGTAATTTGGTTAAGGAAATCTTGTTCCATTGTAATGGGCTGTAATTCCGTAATAATTTGGTTAAGGAAGTCTTGTTCCATTGTGGCGCGGTTAAGAAAGCTCTCTTCCTTCTTTAAGTTTTTATCCTGCATCTGCAACTCAACAATTTTAGAGTTATTTTTGATGTCAGCCTCTTTGAGCATCAATTCAGCAATTTTGACACGCTTATCAAACTCGACTTGATTGGCATCAGACTGTTGAGGCAGATTTTTGGTAACGGCAGCTAGTGTTTTAGCCTGCAATTCCTGCGGCATAAGTTGCGCTTCAGTGTTGAGCTTGTTAGCCTCTGCACGATTTTGCTCTGCTTGGGTTGTATTGACCGCAATCTGTGCCTGAGCAGCCTGAAGAGCCATTTGCGTCTTTATTTGCTCCATTTGCTGTGCCATTGGGTCAGCTTGACTCATTTGCTCTAATGCAGCAATCAACTCAAAGCGGTTACTCAGGCTGGAATTGCTCAGAATTCCTTTAAGAATCAACGGCAGAACGGGCGTATTCGGGCCAAGGGTCTGTAGCAAGCCAATGAACTGTTGTTGCTCATGCTCGCGGGCAATGATTCCCAAAGTAGCGGTAGGCAAAAAGTTCATGTCTACAGAAGGATACCGCTCAGGGTCAAATTGCATAAAGCGGAAAGCCGCTTTGTTGATGAACGGGATGAGGAAATCCTCTTGGAAGTTCACTAAAGTGCGTTTGTACCGCTTGATGATGGACGCAACCGCCATCGACATACCGCCTTGGCCCATATCACGCGCACCAGCAGACACCATTCCCTGCGAATCTAGCGTTCCAGTGCTTTGCAGCAGCATACGCTCAAAGTCTTTGGCAGTGGCTAGATTATTGCCATCCGTATTGCCAAATTTGAACGGCATCAAAATCTCTGTTGGATTGCCGTTTGTCAGAAAAGCCTTTCCAGGCTTAACCTCAAACTTAGCTCCACGGGGCAAGCGAGTAGCATCCACCGCAATCATGGGTGATGTCGTTAATGCCAACGAGTCCAAGTGGCTACGAACCTGTGCATCAATAGCTTTCTGCATATTGAACGCTTTTTCCACAGTTCCACGACCCAGCAAACGATTTGGAACCGTATCATCTTGGTAAGCCAAGACAGGGCGGTCTTTCATCATGTATGGGTTTTCTTCTGCTTTGAGAAGCAAGCCATTGTTTGCAATGACTACGATTGCCTCTACCATGTCTTGGTATTCTTCGGCAACAGAGTCTTCAGGGAACAGGACTTCAACTTCCTCATTCACCTTTTTTAGGTACTCTCGCGGAACCAACCCGTAGTAGGTCAGCAGCAGCACTTTTTCATCTTGGTACTGCACAACCTCTTGAGTAGGCTCAAGGTCTGTATCGTCATAGGTCGGCGTGATGTTTACCTTACGGTAGATTCCACGCTCCATGCCACGCACAACTTTGTGTATAGATACATACTTCTCAATGGCAACGCCCATGCAGTCATCAACTGATGTCCCGTTCGGGTCAGAAAGAAAGTTCTTGGGGTTAACAGGGACAAGCTTTACCGCAACGCGCTCTTTCTCAATAACGCCAATAGCAGCTTGTCCTGGCTGACCTGGAATTGGCTGCGTGGAAGGAGTGAACTCCTTTTCCATGCTAACAACAATTTCACCAATGCCAGTGCCATAGATTTCAGCCATTAGCTCAATCTGGTCAATAGACTTGCGGATTTTGTCTTTCTTGAAGTCTTCCATCATCTGCGCCTTGAGCGCAGCAACATCAAGTGGAGTACCGTTCACATCCTTGATGTCATCTTGAATGTCAAAAAACTCGCCTTGACCAAAGATAGCTTCCATGATTTCTGCATGGCGTGTTTCAACTGCTTGTTGGGTAGCAGGAGTCACGATGCGGCTACGCTCAGACTCACGGGTCTTGTCTTCAGAAGCCCATTCGCCACGGAAGATGCGCTCGTACTCTAGGTAGTCATCAAGAAAGTTGGTATTACGATAATCACGCCAGCGGTCACAATGGTCGGTGATAAAAGCGACTAACTCCTTATCTTCAGGAGTCGGCTCATCGTAATCGTTTTGGTCAAGTTTTGCCATCTATATTCCCGAAATAACGTCCATCGGTTCCCACTCTTCATCGTCTTCATCCTGCTCATAGTAGGATGTTACGGCTAGTTGGTCAATGTATGCAAGACTATCTGGCAAGTCATCATGTACGCCTTGTGCGGGAAACATCAGGAGTTGGTCAATGAAAACATCCCAATCCTTTTCCTTATTCAGAATGATGCGCCCATGCTCAAAACGTCCTTGGAGACTCCAGATAATTCTGTCCGTCTTTTTCCGATTGCCGTGGGTCAGGTCAACTATGTGAGAATATACATTATTTTTTCGCATCAAATCCGACAGATACGGCAAAACAGCGTTTTTTAGCGCTCCTCGCTCAATTCCAACACTAATTGGTCGGTAATCCCGCATCTTCATCACAATTTTAGAAGCAGTCTCACGGATGTCCCACCGCCCGTGGTCAATCTCCTTAACAAACCACTTACCGTCTTCAGTGACCTTGACGATGCAGATTGATGTCTCGTCTAGTCGCTTTTTCGCGTTAGCAGCTTGTTTAGCCACTTCTTCAAAGCCAGCCAAATCGATTGCAATGAAGTAGCTACCGTGTTCAGGTTCAACGCCATACTTTATCCATTCATCCTTAAAGGTGTCGCTACCAGCGTTATCAAAGGAAGCTAGGTACTCCTGCTTGAAAGCAAAGCTACTAAGCGTTTTCTTGGCAGACTCAATCTCGTCAGGGTCAATCAGCGGATTGTCCTTGGTCGTGAAGTGCCAAGACTTCCAATCATTATCGTCTTCTTTCTGGCCTAGCTTGAACAAGTCATAGAACCAGTTGCGCCCCTTGGGAGTGCCAATAAAGATAGCACGGCCCTTCTTGTCTGACAAAGAAGCGCGGATAACCTGCTCCCAGGCTTCGGGCTTGATGTCCGCAACCTCGTCAAGCACAGCGTAAGTCAAGCTCACACCGCGCAGCGTATCGGGTCTATCAGCGCCACGAACGTAAATCTTGGCTCCGTTAATCATGGTGATGTCCATGTTGTTCACATGAGAGTTAGCAATGACTTCCCTGCCAATCTCCATCAACACATCCCAGATAATCTGACGAGCCTGTCCCTGCGTTGGAGCCACATACAAGACTGCTGAACCCGCAGGACATTGTAGAGCCTCAATGATGAGTGCAGTAGCTGCCAAGCGAGATTTTCCACACCGCCGCCCAGCAGCAACAACCTTGAATCTCGATTTATCGGTGAAAACTTCGCGTTGCCAAGGTAGCAGGCTAAAGTTAAGGTCAGACATCAATAACCTCTTCGTTGACACGGTTGACAATAGGAGTGTCACCAATGCCAGTGATGTTAATAGTCACAGCAGACCTAGCGCCCTTGTCCTTCTCAAACATAGACACAGGCAGTGCTCTATCCATACACATCTTGAGCGCAGTGACCTGACCAGGGTGTTCATCGTTAAGAGCAATCTCAATCACCTTGCTGACAACATCCTTGCCAGACGCGCTAATCATCATGTCCTTTAGCTCTTTGATGCGCTGTGATTCAGTCTTAGGCAACACCGCAGGAGGATTCTTTGCAAACCTCTCTAGAGTCATCTTTCTCATCTTTACCCTTTCGGAGACATGTGCCATAATGAATCGGGGCCATCATCCAGCCCTTGGGAAGGCAGGCAGCTTACCAACCCAGATAAACGTAGCGAGTCTATCAGCAATTCTAGTAGCTATCCAGCGAACGGGTGCAACAGGTAGAGCCTAACAAGGTCAGCTTAGATAAACAAGGTGCTGCATCTCTAATGAGATTCCCCCCCGTGGATGCCATAGTTTGCGTGAATGTTGTTAGAGTTAGACACTAGCCTTCGTTGCACTCAGCATAGTTCGTCTGCATACCAGCTATCAAGATTGACTTCTTTTCTTATGCGGAAGTTCTAGCTAGTTTAGTGGCTAATTCTGCTTTTTCGGTGAGGAGGGGGCTACATCAATTTCTCACACTCACACCGTACCCCTCCCCCCCCATCGTTCGTTCGTCGCACTAACTAAGTACGCATAGGGCAAGGCATATGCATTGTTCGGGCATTGCACTAACTAAGCACAAGCATTGTTGTGTTTCATAATGTGGAACGTTTCACAATGTGGGATGAAGCTGGCATGGGGTCTGCCAGATTATGTGAATGAGGGTAGCACCATATTTGGCATACCATTATCGGCATACCTATCTGGCTCTATCTGGCTCCATGTACTGGCTCCATCTGGCTCTATCCAACTATAGTACAGTTTGTAATTAACTGTATAAAAACACATTAGGGTTTTGGAGGGGTCTTATAAATCAAGGACTTACAAACCTTGGCACGATTCTATTATGCTATATATGTGAGAGGGTAGGAATTTCATCCCTCTTTTATCGCCCGCAAGGGTTTTTAGACTAAGGAAACATCACCATGCAAAGCAAAGTAAACCGCGACGAGTACATCCAATTTTTCACTAAATGGATTTTCTATCAATTCGATAGGCCATCTAATCGGATTCGTAACACTCTTTTGATTCGTCAGGTGGCGAGCATCGTTACAGACGACGACGAGGCCGCGTATTGGGGAGATAGAGACTGCTGGACAATGCATGGCCTTGCTAGTGATGCAATGAAGGCCAAGGCCATTGAAGCAATTACCGCATAAGGACTACACCATGACACTACATAACATCGAAAAGAGTCCATTCCGCAAGGGCGAATACGTTGGATATGGCGGCGGCAAGGTATGGCACATCAGCAAAACGAATTGCAGTCATGCAAACTGGTTCGCCCACAATCGCGATAAATACAATGAGCAGTTATGGGCCATGCGTCTCGCCGATATGCAAGCACAATTGGAGACACTCAAACCCCAATAATGCACTCTTACAGCATCGCGTGCGGTGCTGTAGGGTTTGCACTATCGCAAACTGCTATGCCCTTCGGGTTTTTATTTAAGGACTGTTTATCATGAAAATCACTATTTCCGCACCTACTATCCGTGCAGCCGCCATTGCAGCCGCCACTAAAGATGTTCGCTATTACCTGGTTGGAGTGCATATTGCAATAGCGCACCAGGACTATGCTACCGTCTACGGTACTGATGGGCACATCCTATTCGCAGGCCGCGCACGTTATGAGTCGCTAACCGAAGAGCCAATGCAAAGCATAGCTATCACAGTGCCGCTTGATGTAATCAAAAAATGCGACAAAAAAGCAGAATTGTTTGTCCTGGAGTCACTGGCTGACGGTGCATATATGCTAGACGGTATGCGCTTTTCCCCCATTGATGGGCGTTACCCTGATGTTCAGCGGGTTATCACTCGCAGAGACCAAGTGCAGTCAGCATCTCCCGCATTTGTTGACCCTGATTTACAAGTGCGCGGCCAAGCGGCTTTGGCTCTACACTTTGGGGACAAAAAAGGCACTCTGTACCCTATGCTCCAGCAGGGTAGCAGTGCGGCCCTTATCCACAATGGCACTAATGATGCCGTTTGCGTAGTGATGCCAATGCGGAAAGATGGCGCGGAATATCAAGGTTTCCAGTTTGACTTGCCTGCACCATTAGAGGCCGTGCCATATCTTAAAGTAGCTTAATGCATTCTCTAGGCTTTGCGGGTCAGAGCCTAGGGGTTTGCACTATCGCAAACTGTCTACCCTTTGGGGCTTTATTTAAGGACTATTTATGATAGCAGTTCACACAAA